ACCGCGTCGCTGTAGAGCTCGTAGCGTGCGAGGTCTGCGCAGATCCGCGTGAGCAGCGGCGGCGTGGACGTGAGGGGCAGCTCGTAGCGGCCGCCGATGTAGGCGTCGATCGTCTCGCCGCCCGCGGCGATTGCCGCGTCGATCACGCCCGGGTCCGGCTGGCCGTCGCCGTTGCGATCGGCGAGCGCGTCGATCTCCGGCTCGCCGAACCGGTCGTAGAGATCCTGCTGCGTCGCGTAGGTCATCGGTCAGCGCCGCACCGCGTGAAATCGACGTAGAACTCGTCGCCTTCCTGGAACCGGCCAATCAACGCCGAATTCTGCACGGTCATCCGGAACTCGGCGTTCGGCGTGAACTTGGCGAACGTGTTGTTCTCGTCGGAGCCGTCCTCGGGATAGGCGCCGTCCTTCGCGCGCATGATGGGTAAATCGCTCATCGCTGCCCTCCAGGGCCCCGGCGCACGCTGCGGCGCGCGCCGGGCCAACGGGCGGCTCGACCGTTGTGTATCCGCAGTTCAAACGGTGTCATCGCCATCACGGGGGCATTACTGCGCCGCGTCGCCGCCGGAGGCGCCGTCGCCGGTGCCCTCCGACTCCGGTGCGGATCCGGCGCCGTCGGCTTCTTTCTTGCGTGTCTCCTGGATGAGCTCCTGGAGCGTGGTCTTGTTCGCGTTGCCCGGGAACTCGACCTGGTGCGCCTGCAGCCAGCTCTGCATCTCGGCCTTGGTGCCGTCCAGGACGTCCTTCGTGACGCCTTCGATCTCAGCGATGCCCTCGTGCACCAGGTCCTCGACCTCGTGCCACAGGGCTTCGAACGGCTTGCCGATCGCGTAGAGGATCCCGCCGTGCTTGACCGGCGCCGTTTTCGGCGTGACGGTGACGGCGTCCTTCGGGTTCGGTGTCTGCTCTGCCACGACTGTCTCCGTGGTGGGTGGTTTCGCTTTCCGAAACGGTCCGGCCCACGGGCCGCTTCGGAAAGCGGCCGGCCGCGTGGCCGGCCGCTCCATCTACGCCCTTGCGGGCATCACCCTTACGCCGGGGTCTGGATCAGGAAGCCGGCGCTGAACGCCGAGTCCACCGGCACCCGCTCGTAGTTGACCGGGTAGATCCAGCTGCGGGCGTTGCGGTCCTGGTACGGGACCTCCGCCATCGGGTGGCCGATCATCTGGTAGGTGTACCCGAAGGACGGCTCCTGGTTGGAGGTCGCGCCCTGGGCGACGTAGGCGAGCACCGCGTTGTTGCCCCACACGTCGACCATCGCGCCGGTCGAGTCGTCCCAGTAGACGTCGTCGCCGATGAGCACCTTGTCCAGGTCCCACAGGTTCGCGAGCATCTCGGCGGTGATCGACTCCTTCGACGTGTACTTGAACCGATCGACGATGTTGGGGTTCGTGCGCGCTGCCTTGTACGCCTGGGCCGAGAGGACCAGGACGTTCGGCCGCACGCCGATGCCGGTACGCACCGTCTCCTTGTAGTCGTCGATGTCGGTCGTGGGGTTGCTGGAGGCGTCGCTCCACTTGCTCGTCCCCGAGAGGGCGACCTTGTGGTTCGCGTCGTACTTGTACACGTCGAGCGCGAGCGCCGCCTGGTCCGCCTCCAGGCTCTTGCGCACGATCTGCATCGTGCCCCGCAGGTAGATCTGCGCGAGGTTGATGTGCGGCACGCGCTGCGCGTCCTCCAGGATCTCGAAGGGCACCTTGCCCTCGATCGCATCCTGGACGAGCGCGAACTTGTCGCCCTGGTAGCCGAAGTCCGCCCGCTTGGTGGCCGCGCCGGGCGTGCGGCGCATGTTGTACCGGCGGAACGCCTCGGGGCCGAACTGGATCACCTGGCCGCCGCGGGTCGTGACCGGGACCTCCGGGAACAGACCCGAGCCGACGAGGTTCGGGAACTTGTAGCCCTGGACGACCTCGGTGATGATCGGATCGATGACGCGCGCGCCCGCGGGCGAGAGCTGACCGATGCCGAAGAGCATCCCGAGACCGCCGAGCCCGTGGCCCGCCGCGGGGGAAAGGGCCGCGAAGGCCGGATGCGTCGCCGTGACCAGGCCGATGGCCGCGATGGCCACCGCCAGGAAGACGCGCTGGAACTGCTGACTGCGCATGGCGTGCATACCTCCTTAGCGCCGGGTGATGACTTCGATGATGTCGCCGGCCGCGGCGGCCGCTTCCAGCGCATCGGCGAAGATGTACTCGGGCGGGATCGAGCCCGAGAGGATGTTGCCGTTGGCCGCGGTCGAGGTGACCTGCGTCGCGCCGGCGGCGACCCCCAGCTGCGAGGCCGGGATCGCCCGACCCTGGGCGTCGACGATCAGCGCATCGCCCACATTGATCGCGGCGCCGGCCTCGACCAGGACGGTGTCGTCGACATTGACCGGGAACTCCTGGCCGTCCACGGCGTCGTAGGCCGCCACGCCGAGGACCTTCTGGCCCTGGACGGTGGCCTGCGCGCCGTCGAAGCCGACGGCCCGGTACTGCGTGACCGCGCCCGAGGCCTTCTTGGTGAGCGCGAGAGTGACAAGTGACTGGCGTCCCATTGGTGGTTACTCCTCCGTTTCCAGGGCAGCCACCGCCTCGGCGAAGCTGCACTCGTGTTTGCTCGCGTACGCCTTCGCCTTGCGGTGAAGCGCGGCACGCTCCGGGTCGACCTGCAGGCCGGGCTCGTGGGTGAACGAGGCGGCCGCGCGTGCGGCGTGACCGTCGCCTTCGGCGCCCGCGCGCTCGCTGAAGTCCACGCGCGAGGGCAGCGAGCCCAGGAGATCGCGCAGGATCTCCGCCGAGGGCTTCTTGACGGTGCCGTCGCCCTCGGCAAACTCGACCTGGGCGTCCTCGCCGAACGAGGCCAGGAGCTCGGTGAGCGGGGCCTGTTCGCGCGGGAGCACCTTGCCTTCCTTGGCGAGCCCCTCCACGAACTCGACGGCGTCACGCTTGCGCGCCTCGGCCGCCTTCTTCTGCGCCTCGCGCTCGCGGGCCGTGATCGCCTCGTCACGCTCGGAGAACTCGGCCTCCTTCTCCGCGACGGCCTTCTCACGCGCGGCGATCTCCGCCTCGCGCGCCTTGATCTGCTCTTCGGTCTGCACGGTGGTGCTCTCCTCGGAAAAGGAAATGGAATGCGCCTTGGCCCAGTCGCGGGCGCTCTGCGGCAACGCGCCGGTCCAGCCGTGGCGCCTGGCGATGTCGAGGATCCGGCGGCGCACGGCCTCGGGATCTTCGGCGTGGCCGGCGAGATCCCAGGCGTCCTTCACGTCCGCCGGGCCCTTGATGGGGAAGCTCTTGTGCGGGCCCGCGTAGTCCGGGTCCGCGAATTCGGGTGCGCGCACGAGCCGGCGCAGCGCCGTCGTGAGGAGTGAGAGCAGGCCGGGCTCGTCCTCGCCGAACTCGACCTCGAGCACGCCTTCCTCGTCGGCGGCGAACTCGGCCGCCTTGAGGCCCTTCACGGCCGGCGGGTGCGCGCCCAGGAATCCCACGTGGCGCACGTAGTAGGCATCGGCGCCCGGGCCTTCCTGGATCGGATGGCTGCGGTGGCCCGGCGGGTAGAAGCTCGCGCTCACCTTCTTGAAGCGGCCCGCCTGGACCATCTCGGCGAAGTCGGTGTCGACCTGGTCGGGGACGGCCGAGAGGCCGTCGGTGCCGTATTCAAGCGAGCGCACCCAGCCGTAGGCGGGCGCGTCGGTCGAGGGATGGCCGACGACGATCGGCGCCTCGTGCTTCGCCGGGTCGTAGGCCGCGGCCGAGGCCCTCAGTTGGGCCTCGGTGAACTCGATCGTCTCGCCCTGGCGGGATCGGTGACGCCCGGGGCGGAAGATGTGAATGCGCTTCATGGCACCGCAGTCTGCCCACCGGGCGAGCGCGGCATAAGTTGGAAGGCGCTTCCCACGCCGGCGCCAGGACGAATGCGGCGCGAGCGGCGTCGAGAATACCCCTCCGGCGCGGGTGGCGCAATCGCCGCGACGGTGCTAGAGTTGGATTGCGGGGCTGACTACCCCTTGACCATAGGCGGATCCGCACCCGACAGAGGCGGCTTTTTTATGCGAGTTCCAAGGCCGGGTGGCGACGGGAATACAAGACCCTTCGGGGGAATACCGTCGGCCGCACCTATGGGCGGTAGTCACCACCCGGCCGCCCAAACCAACTGACTTGAACCATAGGAGATTCGAATGGCCATTCCCACCGATCGCCCGATCGACCGGGCCGAGTCCGCGGCCAGCGAGCTGCGGGCCGTAGCTGACCTCATCACCTCGGCCGATGACTTGCACTGCGTGCGAGCCGACGAGCTCGCCATGCTGATGAGCAACGTCGCACGGCGCCTGGACGCCGCGCTCGATGATCTGGCGAGCGTTCCGCGCCGCCGACTGCATTCCGTTTGAGGAGGGACTTCCGTGGAACTTACGCTCAACGACGAATACGCCATCGCCTCCGATAGGCGCCAATACATCGTTCGACGCCGCGAAGGCACTGACTGGAAGAACCGCTGCTACTGGCGTTCTCCTGCACTCCTGCGAGCATGGCTTGCGGATTCCGGCAGGGGCGCTGGATTGCCGCAACGCGACCTTGAGGGTCTCGACCGGTTCGTCGAGGTATGGGACGCCATACGCAAACAGGCGAAGAACGCGGCGCCAGGTCACGCAGTCGACGCGGACATGTTCGCGGTGGACTGGGACGGGCGCCAATGGGTGCTGACGCAGACCGCCCACTCGGATCGGTTCTACTTCGCCGAGCGCGGAGACGCGCTCCTCGCGGCCTGGGACAATATCGCCAGGGCGGCCAAGGGGAGGTCAGCCGAAGAATTGGAGGCCGAACTTCGGCGTCTCGGCAACGAATTCCTGAAGGCCATCGGAAAGGAGGCCCTAGAACCCGTTTAAACCCCATTTAAATTTTGAGATCGCGGTTCCCACGGGCCCACGCCCCCGCGACACCACTCAGGCGCTCTGAGCGCCTCTCAGGGCCCCGTCCGCGACGGGGCCCTTTTTTGACCACTGGACACTTTTGCACCAGTCACGGCGCGGCCTCCGAGAGCCATGCCTGGAAGATCTCGAGGATCTCCTGCTTGTCGGCTGCCGTGACGCCGAGGAAAGGCCGCGCCGGCAGGTTGATCTCGGGGCGCCCGAACTGCTGCGCGGCCGCATAGACGCGGTTCGACCCCCACTCGGCACTGCGGCTGTCGGCCTGCCAGGCGAGCTGGTCCGCCAGGTGCCCGTGGAGGACCAGGACGAGGTCGGCGCCGCGCGATGCGCGCTTGCGCTTGCTCGCCAGGTAGCGCTCGGTGAGCGGCGCCCAGCTCGCGATCGGGTCGTCCGCGTTCTGGCTCTCGATGCGCTCGCGCGTGGAGGCGACGCCGTACTGCGCGAGCTCGGCCATCGCCGGTTGCGGATCCTCGAGCTTGTCCAGGAGCTGGCGCAGCATCGCGAGCACCGCCTCGTCCTGGTACTCGATCTCGATCCGCGCGCCGCTCACGAGCCGCCGTCCTTCGAGCCCTTGTGCCCCGCGCCGCCCGCGGCGCCGATCTGGCCGGCCGGCGCCTCGAGCTCATCGAGCGCCGGGGCCGGCGGCGCGGTCGGGATCGAGGAGAGATAGTGCGCGAGCGCCGTCTGGAAATCGTGCTCGAGCTCGTGCTGGAGGATCTCCTGGACCGCGCGCTGCGTCTCCTGGTAGACGGTCTGGCCGGGCGCATAACCGAAGCCGGGGTCGATGCCCTCCGGCACCGAGACAGTGCGCGGGCTCGGGCCCTGCGTGCCCACGGTGACCGTGCGCGTCTTCACCGCCGGGGCCTCGTCGGGTCCGCCCTTGCCGAGCTTGCGCAGCCGGTGCTCGCTCACGCCTTCGACGTAGCAGGTGCAGCCCCAGCCGTTCGGGGGGAAGTGCGTGTCCCACCACGGGTCATCATGACGCAGTACAAGGCCGTTCCAGCCCTCCGGCGGGTGCGCGATATGCAGCGGTCGGGGAACCTTGTCCAGGTGCGAGTGCTTGTAGATCCAGTAGGGGAAGGCGCGCGTGTTGGCCTTGAGCTGGGCATAGCGCCCGGCGGCGTAGCTGGTGCGCAGGTTCGTCTCGTAGATGATGCGCGTTCGCCAGTTGCGCCCGCCCGTGTAGCTCCAGCCGTGGCGTGCGACGATCTCGTCGAAGTCCTTGCGGAATTCCTCGAGCGTGGTGCCGTCGCGGATCGCCTTGTTGACCGCCTCGCGCAGATCCTGCAGAAGCTCGGCCTTGGCGGCGCCGGCGACCATGAAGCCCGAGTCGTGGTCCGCCTGCCAGAGATCCGTCCAGGACGCGGTCGGCACGTTGACCTTCCGCAGGAAGAAGGCGATCTGCTCGCGGAAGTTGAGGCTTCCGTAGGAGGCCATTATTCGGCCTCGTCAGCGGCGTCCGCGCGGCCCTGCAGGTTGGCGAGCGTGAGTGCGTGGCTCATGACGGTCGCGAACTCCCGGGCGTCGAGCTCGGAAAATGCGGCCGTCAGACGCCGCGAGAGATCCGGGAGACTCGTCGCATCGGCCGCGATCGCGCGGATCTGCCCGAGCCACTTCTCAACCGCCGGCTGCGCGCGGTGCTCGAGCTGGCTGGCGATCGCCTGCTCCGGCGCGACCTCGGCGAAGGATGGCGCCGGCACGTCGCTTGCGGAAGCGGGCGCTTCGCCGGGCGCCGGCGCCGGCCCCGAGCCCTGCGCCTTGATGTCCTCGAACTCGGTATCGAACATCTCCTCCATTTTCTCCCGCGTCGGGCGGTAACCGGCCTTGGCGAGATTGGAGATGGCGGTCGACATGTTCACCCAGTCGGTCGGCTCCTTGGTCTGGCGCCATACGCGCGGGTAGGCCGCGCCGGGGTAATTCCAGTCCGTCAGCCACTTCGCGGGGCCGGCGTTGAAGCTCGAGCATAGTTCGTCGGCGTCGGCCTTGACGAGGTCGCTGCGCACCTCCTGCGCCATGCTCTCTCCGCCGAGACGCCCGGGTGTCGCATCCGCCGCGCCGGTGTGCCCCACAACCATCTTCGAGATCGCATCGTCCATGCGCTTCTGCAGCGACTCGTAGTCGGCGGTCCCGCTGCGCGCGGCCTCGATCAGCTCGATGGCCATCCCGTCGGGAATGATGACGCCGGAGTCGGTCGTGATCGCCGCGAGCGCCTGGAGCAGTCGCTGCTTTTCCTCGTAGGTCGCGCCGGGCTGGTAGGTGCCCTTGGCCGTCGGCATGCCGAACTTCTCCAGGAAGATCAGCCAGAAGCGCAGCCCGTTGCGCTTGAACAGCACCGGCCAGTAGACGAAGTGGCCGACGCCGAGGCCGTAGGGCTCGTCGTCGTTGTCGGTCCCGGCCGTGTAGAGCCAGAACTTGCGCTCGGGCAGCAGCTCGCCCATGAGGTCGCCGAAGGTGAGAAGACGCATCCGCTGCGCTCCGTCGAAACGGAAACGGCGCGCCTTTCGCACCTTGATGCGCTCGATCACGACCTCGCGGCCGTCGCGTCCGTAGAGCAGCTCGCCGACCGAGTAGCCGTAGAAGCGCCCGTAGAGCATCTTGTCGGTGACCGCGTCCCAGTTGAGGTTCGAGATCTGGGCCTTGAGCGATTCCGCGGCCTTCTTGTCGATCGCGCGCGTGCCCCCGGGCTCGACGAACCAGTCCTTCGAGACCACCGCGCCGCGGCGCTGCTGGAAGGTGGCCGCGACCTGGCTGTCGCGCAGCAGGTCCTCGTAGAGCCTGAGATCGCCGCCGCCGCGCTGGCGCAGGACCTGGTCCTGCGGCAGCATGAGGATCTGCGGGGTGACATAGCCGCGGGTGATGTCGCGGCCGTCCAGCGTGGTCGCGACCTGGTTGGGATCCGGCCGGACGCTGCGCGCGGGCTTGAGCTCCCCGACCGCGGGGTCCGCGAAGTCCGCGGGCACCAGGACGCCGCTGGGGCGCTTGACGTGCGAGTCAGCCATCAGAACCCTCCGAAGTCGTTGAGGCCGCCGACGACGCCGAAACCGGCGTCATCGACGATACGGCGCCTGGGCAGATTCTCGACCCCGATGGACTGGCGCGGGCCGAGGGATTCGAACTCGACCGGCACCACGTCCTGGCGACTCGCGAAGTGCGCGAGCCATAGCGCGATTGCCGAGTCCGCGTGGCGGGGCTTGCCGTCGGTGCCGTTCATGCGGGCGTTGTCCGGGACCTTGGCGACGCCCTTGTCCATGCGGATCGCGCGCAGGTCCGCGCGCACGTCGGCATCCTTCGGGATCACGATGGTGCCGTCCTCGAACGCCGCCTTGAACGCCGGCCCGTTCTCCCTGTACCACTCGGTCGTGAGCATCACCGGCACGATGCGGCTCATGCCGTAGCGCTGCCAGGCGTGCTCGGCGATCATCTGGCCGTTGCCGCGCGCGTCATTCGCGCCGCACTGGAACTTCGGCAGGTGGTCGATGATGTAAAAGAGCACCTGCTCCTGCTGGTCAAAGGGGATATTGCGCATCTCGACCAGGAAGGTCGTGCGCACCGTGAGATCCCGGCCGCGCTCCCACGGGCCGATCACCGAGAGGTCGCCGCTGCGCCCGAAGTCCATGCCGTAGCCGTGCTCGAGGTTCTCGTCCAGCGCATCCAGAAGCGGCGCCAGGTGGTCCTCGATCCACGCCTCGCACTGGCCGTGGCGCTCGGCCTTGGACAGCGCCGCGAAGGCGTCCTTCGCCTCGTAGCGCAGCACCGGCGCGGGCTGCATGCAGGACTCGATCAAGACGCCCGAGAGGAAGCTCCCGGAGCCGGATTTGGGGATCGCATCCAGCTCCTCGGCCGCATCGTCTCCGTAGAAGGCGTAGGCGTCGGCGACCCAGCGGTCCTGTTTCTCCTGGCTCCAGGGCTCCTCGGCGAGCTCGCAGATGCGCCTGTACATGCCGTCGGCCACGGCCTTCGCGAAAGGGTAGCGGTGCACGGTGCCCTTGCGGCGCCCGGCGCGGATCTCGGTGATGAGCTCGTTGAACTCGTTGTCCTCGCCGTTGTGGGTCGAGATCACGCGCACCTTGCCGCCGCGCAGGATGGTCGCCAGAACCGCCTTTAGAACGCCCTTCAAATCCGGGTGGAAGGCCGCCTCATCCAGGACGAATACGCCCTGCTTGCCGCGCGCGCGGCTGGGCGCCGAGGACAGCGCCACGATCCGATTGCCGGAGGGGAAGCGGATCTTGTAGGTCTGGATGCCCTTGTCGGGATCGTCCTTCGGGAGCACCACGCCGAGTTCGTCCTCCCAGCTCCCGATCTCGGTCTCGCTCGAGGCCTTGTTGAAGACCTTCGCCCACTTGGCGCAGGTCTCGATGTACTCGATCGCGTCTTCCTTCGCCTGGGGGAAGTAGTAGACGTTCTGGCCGCCGTCGCCGCGGTTGGTCGAGGCGATCAGGACGTCATCGGCCGCCTCCGCCCAGGTGATGCCCGTGCGCCGGCCCTTCTCCTGGACCTTGAGCGGGGAGGGATCGGCGATCCACTCCCGCTGGCCGCGGAGCAGCATCCCCTCGGAGAGCGTGCTCATGCGACGACGCCCAACAGCTCCCGGCGCAGGTCCTCGGCCTGTTTCTCCGACAGGCCGTTGCGGCTGGCGTAGGCATCGGCCTTCTGCTGGATCTTGGCGCGCACCTGCTCGGCCCACTTCTTCTGCGTGACGCTCGCGCGGGCGAGCTCGGCCACCATGTGCCCGATCTTCGAGAGGTTCTTCGTCTGCTCGGCCTCGTCGAGTTCCAGGAGTATCTCGAACGTCTTGGTCTGCACCAGGCGCAGCAGCGCCTCGTTCATGGCGCCCTCGTCGTCGCCGGCCTCCGCGGCGAGCGTCTTCGCCTGATCGGTGGCGACCTTGAGGGCCGACATGCGCTGCTCGAACTGGCGTCCGTAGCGGTGCACGGAGCTTTTCGAGATCTCGTAGCCCGCCTCGCACAGCCAGTCGGCCAGGTCCTGGTAGTTGGAGAAAGCATTGCGCAGCAGCCGCCGCTCGAGCTCCTCGCGGACCTCGCCGGGCAGCTGAGCGACGGCGCTGCGCTGTGCCATGCGGGCTTACCAGTACTTCGGCGGCCGGGCGATGCCCGGCTCGCAGTCGATCTCGTACTCGGCGAGATCCACGCCGTGTCGGGTGAGCTTGCAGTCCCAGTTCGGCTGCATCCCGCGCCCGGCGACGACCAGGAGCTCGCGCGTCTCCAGGTAGTCGATCTCGCGGCGCAGGTCATGCTGCGTGAGCGGCATGTCGGGGCCGGCTACGGCCTGCATCAGGGTATCTTCGGAAACCGGAAAGGGGCGCCCGATGTTCAGCGTCTGGAGGATCCTCCAGCGCAGGGTCTCCCGGCGCGTCTTTTCAATATGATCACGATCCACGACCATTGAACCTCTCGTGTAGGAATTGCCAGATTGCGTCGACCTTCTGCTCAAAGCGAGCGAAGTACACGAGCGCGTCCTCTCTCCGGATATAGTTCTTCGCTACGTCGACCTTGTGATCACTGAGCTCGCGGCGCACCGCCTGGATGTCGTCGTCCTGGGAGGTGTCGCGCTCCATCAGCTCCATGAGCTTCGAGGCGGTGTCCTCGCTCTGGCGCTTGAGGAGCATCTTCACCGCCCACAACAGGATCGCGGAGTAGACGGCCAGGAGCGCCGCGAGCGTCCCGACCATCGCGGCGATGTAGTGCCAGTCCCAGCCGCCGGATGCCGCCGTCATTGCCGCCTCCGCTCGTGGTCGCCCTCGCACTCCGCGCAGCGCTCGGCGTGCGGCACCAGGCGGATCCGCGCGGCCGGGATCGGCTCGCCGCACTCGACGCAGTGGCGCACCAGCATCCCCGACTCACGCAGCCGCTGCGCGATACGCTCCTCCTCGGCCCGGCGCGCCGCACGCAGCGAGAGCGCCCGCTCTCGGTCGCTCTGCTCGATGCGCGCCGCGCTCTCGAAATACGACTCGTCAGCCATGCCGCCCGTTGACGCCCTTTATCTTCTCGACCGTGCGGTAGCCGCCGAGGCCCAGAAGCCCCAGCAGAACCGGCATCATCTGGCTCATGTCGAGCGACGGCAGCTGCACCGGATGGCCGAGCGCGGCGGCCGACCAGGAAGCGATCGGCTCCAGCACGAACTGCCACGCGAACGCCGCGCCGCAGACCCACAGCAGGAAGGGCCGCGCGCCGGCCACGAACAAATTCCCGCTCGCCGCCTCCTTGGCGTTGATGTCGGTCTGCGCCTGCACCAGCGTGGTGTAGGCGTCGATCTGCTTGAACTCGCCGCTCTGCTGCATCTTCAGCAGCTCGAGCTTGGCCTCCTTGGCTTTCTGGGGATCCGGGAAAAAATGGTCGATCAGCTTCGAGCCGATGTCGCCGATGATTCCGAGCGGGTTGAGGTCGGAGAGAATGCTCACGGGTCAGGCCCTCCAGTGTCCGGGGTATGCGCGGATCGCCCAGGTGACGACGTAGATGCAAACCCAGGCGGTCGCGATCTTCTCCTGCCACGCCGTCTCCTCGCGCCACTTCCACCACACGAAGGCGACCGTGACCGGGTAGGCGATCGCAA